ATCATCTCAGAAACTCTTGAGCGCCTTTCTTGAATGACCTTAAACAAATGTTCAGCTAAGAGAACCCCGTCCATCAATGTTGTTCCTTATTTCTTTTTATCGGTCTGCCATGCCCGTGCCTTGGACATTGCTCTATTACCGAACCAGAATGATATGATGGCACTAAAGATAACGCCGTCTGTTTCTTCTCGCCACGCCATATCTATAGCCACGGTCCAATCCAGGTTTTGGACGGCAATCATGGCATAGATCATAACCCCCTTTGTTGCTAGATAAGCTAAGAGGAAAAGGTAAGTGACAACAGGACGGACGCTACCGCGCAACCCGTTGATAAAACCTCCAGCGTCAATAGACTTATCATGCTCATACAGTCCCTTCGTCTCTTCAATTTCAGCCTGAGCGTCCAATTCTGCAACTTTGAGCTTGGATATCTGATCGGCGTATTTAGCCTTTGCCTCAAGCATCTTTATCTGATGAGCGTCCGCCTGCTTCTGCTTAAATATGCCTATGACTTCTGGAATTATGGAGGTTCCGAAACCTAAAAGACTGCCTAGAAGAGATATCATTATACCATTGGCCCTTTCTCTGACCGCAGAACTTTCAAACCCGTTCCACCGGCTACAATGCAAGTAATGTCGTTGACTATCTTGGTAAGAGTCCACGCCCCATTTGGTCCAGCGTAAATCGTAAGAATGGATCCATCCGTCGAAACCCCGCGAAGGAGAGGCTTCTCATTGAAAGTCTTCGCTAGAAACTTCGTCATAAGCTCCTTCTTGGCGCAACTTGGGACGGACGAGACCTCATGTAAGGATGACTCAGTCGCAACAGGCGGGTTCTCTTGCTGACGTAGATCGACCGTAGACGAAGGATTGGTAGATTGGCAGGCCGATAACAGTAAAGTTAGAAGAACCGCCGCACGAGGAACCATCACCCATCTCCATTCATTAAACCGCGTTGCTTATCTTTCAACGTTTCTACATCAGTTCTTAGCGTTTTAACATCCTCTTGAAGCCGTTTGATGTTAACCCCGTTGCTCATTCCTTCCTCTATGCGGGTCTGAATCTTCTCAACCTGACCACTGAGGTGTTCTATCAAGAGATACTGCTCCTGATCCGCAGAAGCCTGACCTAACTCGCCTCTCGGCCATTTAATCCGGAACTCGTTATTTTTAGCAATATCCGCCTGTAATTCCTTCAGACCGGTCTCTAAGTCCTTGGCAATCAACTGCTCAAAGGTCTCAAGCTTGTTTAGCCGCTCCACAACACCAAAGTATCCCCAGACGCCAATGGAAACTGCCGCCACGATGCTAATCAGATTCCTGATCGGCATTGATATTGCAGAGTTGTCGCTAACGCTTATTTGGTCCGCGCCCCGTCTACCTCGGCCCGCCTCTTCAGCCATTACTTCTTACCCAGATGCTGAACGGGTAGCCACTTATCACCGTCTTTACCAGCGTTGAACTTTCGCAGAACCAACTTTCCTTTACCGCATTCCCAACGGGTTCCGACTGCGGTTCCTTGAGAACGCAATATTTGACGTTTTACCTTCAAACATTCGCTCATCCCACCTCTCGGCGTGTATTCTTTCAACTGGCCGGAAATAAACATATGTAGGATCCACCCAGCAAAAACCTTTTCGTCAGCTTTAGCCGTGTTGCCAGAAGATGTGATACAGCAAAAGGCCAATGATAATAAGCTTGCCGTAATCAATGTTCCAAATCGCATTGTTTCCACCAAACGTGTTTTCCCACCAGATAAGTATCTTATCCATTTTTCTCTTTCATCGCCTGTCGCCAACGCCACGCCAGAAACCCCAAACTGGCAAGCAGAAGCAATATGGACAGGCCTGACTCTACAAGCCCCAACCAAGAGGCCGCCACGGCTACGCCACCAGGGGCTACAGTTATAAGGTCTTTCGGTTCCATTATTTGTTCTCCACGGGTGGGTGCTTGCCGTTGTGAGCGTGAGAGAGTTGGTCTAGCTGTTTCGTGAGCCACTGTACATCTTTTTGAAGTCCCTCAAGTTCTCTGTGGAGGAGCTTTAGTTCATTCGGACTGTTGATACTTTTTAATGTAAGAACCTGATTTGCAATCTTACCGCGCTCCTGCTCCGCATTATCAAGCCTCGCGTCAAACTTTTCCCGGTTCTCTTCCGCGCTCTTAATATGATCTTCAAGATCATGCATAACGCGACTCAGGTTACTTTTTACCACGGCATAACCACCGGCCACGGTAGCCAGAACCATAATCCCTTGTATCGCGTGGCTCGCTCCAAGCTCCATGATTATCTCACTGCCGGTCCATATGTCGCGGCCCACCACAGAAACCAGACGATCCCCCCCGCAATCAAGAGAACCATCATACCCTTACCAATCTCCATCAGAATCGTCTGACGACGCTCTGCGCGTTCTTCCGCTAGGATCTTTTCTTGCCGTGCGCGTTCTTTCTTATCTGCAACTCGCTTTTCGCGTTCCGCTAGGATCTGATCCCAAGTGCTTTTTTCTCCAGGGGCGCTAGGCCACTTCCGGTTGATTTCATCTTTCAAATCAGCAATCTGCTGGTCTAACTGTTTTTTCTCAATAACAGCCGCAGCCGCTGAACTGATACTATCGTCTGCACCATCATCTTTGGCGCGTTTCTGCAAGATTGACTTATTCTTCTGGCCTATAGAACTACCCGGTTTATGATTTTTATTTTTTTCGTGCTCGTCCTGTGCGCTGAAGACTCCATCAAGCCCGTGGACAATCTCTTGGACCCCACGCGCACTCTTAACTAGCGTTTTGGTAGCTGCAATTGCGGCGGCTATAGTTAACGGGTCCATTAGCGTTTTCCGTTATTGGACATGTACGCCGTCATGCCCATGTATGCTCCCACCACGCCAGCCTGCCCAATGTAGAAAAGCCCAAACAAGTCCGATAGGGCCTTGATTCGGCCATCCGGGAAGATCGGCAAGAATACCATCAACGTAAACCCAATCATGGAAATCATCGCTACCCAGGCCATTCGCCGCTGGGCATCCGCTTTCTCATGCTGATCACGAACTTTTGCTAACGCAAGCTCCTGATCGGAAACAATGCCATCGCCGTCCACGTCCAGGTCGTTGTGGTTGCTGTCTTTCTGAAGTTTTTTCTGAGGCATCAGAAAACCTAACAGAATTTGTACTTACCGCCCCGGATTGCGTCGCCCATTCCACGGCTCTTGCCCTTGGAAACAGATGCCTTAGAAACGTTAGGCGTAGGCTCTTCTACCGGAGGGTTGTATGGGACAAACCCTTGATCCTTGATGACCTGTCCGTCTCGGACGCCTTTTTCTGACTTTGCCATAACAATTATCCTTGTTGTTTCAAGATTTCACGTTCTCTCGCAGCCAGAATACGGGCGGCGGCAATATCCTTGGTTGCCTGTATCCTTTCCTGGCTATTTTCCGAATTTTGGGCCGCTCTTTGTTGATCAAGCTGCAATCTTTGCTGATCCAAAGCGTTTTCCGCAGCATCTTGCTGTGCTCTAAGCTGTAAATCCTGCTCTTTCAAGGCAATTAACGGATCCGGTTGCCCTGCACCGCTGATCTCGGCACTCATCTGCTTAACTTGCTGCATACCTTCTGCAATAAGAGCCGCCACGCGGCCTTCCATTTCCTGTAAAACCTCTGGAGGTGGCTCTTGACCTTGAAATTGTTGAGAAACTTCTGCAAGGACTTGCTCCCTAGCCTTAATTGATACGTGTTCCATGACATGTTTCTGCAAAGCCATGGCTACAGAGGGTATTTGAGCAACGATGCCGGATGAACCAAAGACCAAATGCGCCATAATATGCGCGTCATGGTTTTGTCCTTGGAATGCCACCAGTGGCAAACTGTCCAAAGCCTCTGAATTCTCTGTCGCGGGGTCTTTAGGGGTAGGATCGTCCTTCCCTTCGGGCTTCAATATCGCGTCAACGTCCTTGACGCCCACCGCGTGGTACATCCTACGATACGCTTCGTGCATATTGTGCATATCAGGAGCCGATTGAGCCAACTGAAGCTCCGTCTGCGCCAACGTTACCCGTTGCGCCATGGAGAAAATGTTGGGATCTGCCACCGGTATGACATCAATTCTGTCGTCAAAGTCCTCGGCCTTAACCGTGCGCTCTCCTCCGACAACGTCATAAGGGTACTCTTGCGGCAAATATTGACCAAAAACCTTAGCAAGTAGCGAAAATTCTTCCTTCTGAGCGTAAAATAGACGCTTATGTATGGCCGACATGACCTTTGCGCCCTGCTCAAGCATAGCAATGGTCGTTCCAACCGCCGCTTGCTGGTTTCCATCGCCAACTTGCAGGTTGGATACCGCCGCAAACCGCTGACCAGCCTCCACACAGAAACCCATCAACTGAAACAGCGTTTGATCGGCACCTTTGTACGGCAAAAGCATCAAAGAATCACGGATAGCACCCCCA